CTGAATGGGATCTTCCCGCTCGAGAGCGTCCCAATCAAAGTTTGCTGGCTGGGTTGCCGCTTCCATCTGTTGCTGAAGGTGGCTTAGTACCTCGTTGTATTTGTGGTACGTCTGCCGAAGAGCTTCTTGCTCGGACTGAAACGCATCGCGTTGTTCAGCCAAATCCTGGCTCTTTTTTGTGAATGCAGCAGTTCGTGAATACCCAGCGATGAGTTCGTCCAAAGGCACTTCTTCAGGTGTCCCGTCAATAGTGACGGTGTACATCTGCGTGCCATCGGAGAGTTGTTCATCGTCTAAGGCATCATCGTCCTGCTCATCCGTTACTGAGTCATCGGTAAACTCAGCCTCCATCTCCTGCTCTTCTACAAAAGAATCCGGGTCCGGTTGTTCCTCTTGGGAGTCCATTTTCTCCGGTTGTTCTTCGTTACCGACAAGCATGGTAGCGAAAGCGTCCTGCACCTCGCTATAAGAGCGCCTACCAGTCTTTTCTACAGTTCCGGCATCACTCATTTAATCTTTCCTGGCTTGGTAGCTTTTTGCTGTTTTGACTTTTGTACAATCCAACTATCTATCAAGGATCGCAAGCCCCTTAACACCTCGTCAAGTGCGCGACCTTGATAATAAAGGCTTTCTCGCTTATCGCATTCTTCGGGGCTCGTCATGTTCCATTGAGCCATGATAGAATGTCCGATGTCGTCCACGACCTCCAAAAAGACTGGATCGTCCAGTATTTCCTTTGCGCGTCGGGCTTTCTGCTCTTGCGTTAGTTCCATTCTCTGGTCTATGCGCCGATGCGCGTCATCGCAACGCGATGCGCCTCAGTAAACGAAGCTCCGTTTCTCATAAGTCGCTTCATCATGTCCATGTGCGTCTTAGAGTGATGTCGTTTGTGGCGAGCTAAAGCATCTACTTGTCGCTTGGTAAGAGGCTTTTGTGATTTCTTAGGGTTTCGCATTACAACCCTTCCTTCAAGCTGGCTTTCAAGACCTCCATCTCGACATCGTTCTGGAACTTCTCTTCAGCCTGAAACTCGCGAATAGCCAAGTCACCAGCGATCCTTGCACTTTCCCGCTCATCGAGCTGCTGTTGCTTCAAGGCGTCTAGCTGCAACTTTTGCTGGTCGATAGCGGTACGCGCCTGAATGTCAGCCATCTGTGCTTGGACCAACAGCTCTTCAGGTGTCGGCTTCGGAGGCGGCGGCGGGGGCGGCTGGTAGTCCAACGGAATCTGCTTGAAGAATTGCGTGGTGTCAGAATAACCACTGATTTCAAGCATCTTTGCCAGTGTGTTTCTGATCTGCCCAAGTCCGACTAGCGGATTGTTCGGGCCGAGCTTCTCCATAGCCTCTTGCTGGCGAGCCACGACCTGGTTGAGAACCATCAGGCGTTCGTCTGTGGCACCCGAGCCAAGCCCAACATTCACGGTGCAGTCCATCGTCGAGTCCCAGACTCGAGGGTCGATTGGCACCCACTCATCCCGCAGTCGGACCATACGCTCGCGATCTTGATGTGTAACCACCAAGCGAAGCATACCTTTGAACATTCTCTTGAAGCTGTCGGCGAACAGTCTAGCCATCATTTCTAAGTGCTGTTCTGCGCCTTTGATCGTAGCAGCCACAGCGGCCCGAGTCGTAGACTGCAAAACGTCAGGGTCTAGCCCCTGTGACGCTGCCGTTTGACCTGTTCGCGATTCTTTCATCGCATCTAGGTATTGCATCATCGGAAACGCCTCTTTGCCAAGGAACGGCACATTTAACTGCTGTACCATGCCTGGCTGACGCATTCTAATGATCGAACCTACTTCAGGGTTCAAAACATCATCGATGTCAACCATGCCCTCGACGATGCCTGTGCGTGGATACAAAGCAAACGACAAAGAGTCCAGCATTCCGCGCAATACTGCGCTTTTGACTCGCTGGATGTCTTTAGTCATATCCGCTATGTCAGAGCCAAAGAAAACATGGGGCTCGGGATCACAACTAAACATTGCGAACGGGATTGTATCGGCTGGCTCATTGTTAACGACTTTATAGTTGTTGCCTACCGTACAAACGCGACGCAACTCAGCTATGCCATCGCCGTCATAATCGACGTAGCACCAAGCTTCCACATAAAGCACTCTCCGACGCTCATACGCAGATACCGGATCGGGAATCTCTGTACCAGCATAACGAGCCAGATATTCATCGCTATCAGTAAATGCAAACTCGTCGGAGAGGTGCTCCTCGAGCATATCCCGATCATAGCCAAGAGCGACCAGGTCAGAGACAGTAGCCATCGTGCGGTGCCCGACGACCATAGCATCGTCTAGGCTTGTAGCCGCTGCGTCCACAAAAAATTCTTCTGGCGGCATCGTCTCGACGCGCACGCGATTCTTTTTTCGACGCCGTTTGATCTCAACGTCATAAACTTGCGGGACGGGCATACCCTGCGCGTCCATGATCGCGACCTGCTCTTCAGTGATGCCAGGGGCTGGCGCAGCCTCTACAGAGACAGCTTCGACACCGTCTTCCTGTAATAGCAAGCCAAGAGCGCCTTCGTCCAGACCTTCAAAGCTATGGGTGTGGACCTCAATGCTGTCGTCCCAACACCACTTAACAAAGCCGCCTTTATTCATCAACGCATCTTTGAACACGCTGTAGAAAATGGCTATTGCGTCGTTGTCTTGCCGTAGGATGTAGTTCAGATAGTCTGTCGCTTGCTCCGACATTGCTACGTCGGCTTCACTACGCGGAACAAATTCTACGACTTTTTCCGAACCGAAAAACACACGCATCATTGACGGCAAGATAGCGTGTACGGAATCGCGAACGTCCCGGCTTACGACCTGGCTCCGACCATCGACCTCGTTACCAAACGGATCGCCGCGATAGTACCGAGTTGACTCGGCCCTGACCGGACTGATGTCATCATCGATGTACTGAATAGCATCTGATATGTAGGCACTGACGACAGTTTGAAGCTCGTCTTCGTCCATGCCGATACCAGCTTCGGTTTCAGCTTCGTCTATATATGCCACAGAATTCCTCTTGGACCTGTTACATCAAACAATGGGTCAAGGGCACCGTCGTCCTGGGAGAGAAACGAAGCGCAAGTTTTGGTCGTTTAAGCAATCCAGTTAGGCCACCAGACTTAGTCAGGATTACCCCTCAACGCATTAGATGCATTCCTCTAAGTAACAGACCTTACACAATCCCTGCAAGGTTGCGTTTAATACTACCCATATGTCTACCCGATCGTCTACCCATAGCCGTGCCAGCATCGTGCGCGAATGTCAAGACAAAAGCGTCTGCTGCGTCGGGTGAATTTACACCTCGCCGCTTCAAGTCGGCTTTCGATTCGATCTTGACTCTGCCGCCAGACGTAAAGTTATAGCGAACTGTCGTCAGTTCTGATTTCAATCTGCCGTCAGGTGGCAATCGCACATCGCGCCCCTCGAGCCAGCCTTTTGCCTTGTACCACAACTCCGCTCGCAAGTTCAGATAGTGATTACCCATTGCTGGGCTTTCACTGACGTTGATTGCATATGCCGGTAATCCAAGTTCGCGAAGACGATCTGCGACACCAGCACCCAAACCGATTGCATCAACAAAGATCTCGGTAGGTTTTTCTGCCGCGCTATCAAACTCTGCTTTGATTGCGCCTGTCAACTGCATCGTGTCGAGATTGCGCCACAGACGTACAGGCTCAGTTACTGCATTGCCCTTACGCTTACATAAGGCAGATGCGTCTGCACCGAACCTGGCGACATCAACACCCCAAACAGTCGGGCCGAAAGACGAAGGTTCGATATCACGACTGATTGCTTCTGCTACCAGTTCGTGTGGGATAACTGTGTCGTCATCACCTTTCGGAAACTCGCCAAGAACACGCACGCGATAAGTATTGGAGTCTTCTCCATACCTAAGTCTGCATTCTTGGATGTATTCCTTGGATACACGCTTTGTGTCCTCACAAGAAATATGAAACGTCTGCCAGCTATCGGAGAGTTTGTTGAAGGTATCGTAAAAATATCCCGACGAGCGGACGGGGTTGCCCGCTAACACCATTGTCGCATGATGCGCCGACATCGAACCACCAGCCGCTTCGTAGACCTGCTCAGGCACACCACTAGCCTCATCGCAAATCAACAGAACGTGCTCGGCGTGTACACCCTGTAGCGCGTCCGGCTGTTCGGCCCGACTGGTCTTTGCAGAGA